TCGCTTTCGCCAAACTCCATAATGTTTCGGCCTATATCGGCGCGGCTCATCCATAGCCAGTAAGTTTCGTCACCGTCAATAACTTCAACGCGGGCGGCCATCTTTGCCTCTTTGCCGCTGAGGTATGTGCCTACCCCATAAAACGAAACATCGCTCAGATAATAATTGCGCCACAGCGAAGCCTTGATTTCATGCTCTCGCATCTGCGCTGCCAGTGACGGCTGGTATTTCGTGCTCATTTGATACCCCACAGCTTCAACAGGTTAAAATAAACCTGCCACGCCTGCGTCTGCAGTGCGGCGTATTCTTCAAGTAGTTTATAGCGCACGGTCATCCTCCTCTAAATGTTTTTCACGGCATGATTCGCACCACACCCTATCTTCTAAGTTCAAGCGCGGCACTTCTACGAAGCAATCTGGGTCAAGGTCGCTGTCGATAAACGCACCGCAGGATTGGCATAGTACGAGGCTCATTTTAAACCCCGTATTTCGTTGTAACAGATAATGTCGGAAATCATCCAATTGTAGCCGCAAAACTTCCCGCTGGCTTTCTCGCGCGGCTTGGCTTTACGCACAGTTATGCTAGCAACCCAACCATCACCGAAAGCGTATGAATAGTAATCGTTAAGGCGTTTGGCTGTTTTCTCGGTCACGGTTTTTGCAATGGTGTAGCGGTTCTCAGCCCCAGACCATTTGCCGTTCCATGAATTATTGGATGGCATAGACAGTTCAAAAATCATTCGCTGTGTCATGACTACTTCCCTCCCGTCATAGCCGTTACAAAATCCTGCGGCACTTGGTATTGCGCCAGCTTGCCTTGAAACTCGACCTGCTTGGCAAGATCGGCCAGCACCATCGCGCGACACTGTGGCACGTTGTAGAAGTATGACAGTGCAGCCGCAGTCATGCCACTGGCGATGCCCAGGGTGATGATTGTCTGTTTGATTTTTTTAAGCATTGGTAGCCTCCAGTTGTTTCAGTTTTGTTTCTGCGTTTGTTTTGAACTCGTAGACTGCATGGAGGAAATCCACGCGACCGAGAAAACCAACCCAGTCGAATATATTTCCCGTGAAAGTTTCGATGTCACCGACCAGCTTCTGCAGCCCCTCGATGTCATCTTGATTATTGGCCATTGTCGTTTCCTTTCGTTAGTTGATGCCGAGAATCCGCTGCGCACTGCGCTGGGCATTCTCGGTGATTTTACGCTGCCATGCCTTATTCCGTGGCGACCAGTTCCAGCCCTCGCCTTTCAGCTTGGCGCGCATCTCGGCGCTGGGTATTTCCTCGAAGATGATCTGCAGCCTGTCCTCTGCCTGATTCACCACCAGTTCGAAACCTTCACCCACCTGGGCGCTTTGCGGCGCGGCGGTGGCCAGTTGCTCCAGCTTCGCAGCCTTGGCTTGTGCCAGCGCAGCGAATGCCCAGAACTTGTGCCGCGTGGTGATGGCGGGCTTTTTGTTGGCGGCGTTGTATTCCGTCACCAGCGCCAGCGCCTTCTCGACCAGCACGACCTCGCCGTTATTGGCCAGCCGCTCGACCTTGCCCACAATGCTATTCACGAACGCGCTGCGATTGTAGGGGAGTTCGCCAGCGTCACAGCCTTTGATTGCTCCGAGGCTGCTTAATATGTCGCGGGCGAATAATGCCCATTCCTGCGCGTCCTTCACTTCCTGCGGGCGCAGTTCGAGCAGGCCACGCTTGATGACCTCGCGTCCTTTTTTCTCGAAGTCGATCAGCGCCTGCAGTTTATTGTCTGCCCACTGGCTGCGCTTCTGGTTGCGGGCCACGGGGAACCGAGCAGGCCCGACGATCATCGAACTCATGACGCTGCTGTGACTGGCAAGGTAGGCGTTCATGCGCTCAAGGCATCCTTTTTTGAAACGCTCCATTGCGGCGGCAAGGTATTCCTTTTGCGCTTCGCTTTTTGCGAGCGGCCACAATTCTGCATAGAGGCTATTGACTGCCTCGGCGTAGCTTTCCCGACGCGACTGGCCGCGCTTATCTGGCGAGTAGCTTGTGCCATTGAAAGCAGCGTTTGCACGGTCGCGGTTGATGTCGTCGGGGCTGGCGATGACGGGGGCGGCGTTAGCCGCCTCCGCTTTGTTGATCGCCACTTCCAGCGGGGTCGGGTCGACCTGCTGAATCGTGGCGGGGTTTTCTAAAAAGGAAATCTGTTGCATCGTTTTCCCCTATGCTGCGTAAATTGTTTTTCTGATTGGCTCGAAGTAATAGGTCGCCTCAAGCGGTATAGAGCGAAGCGGGTTTCCAAAAAGCGACATCTTGCCCTCGAAATCCTTTTTATTGACCTCGACAAAATCGCCGCCAGTGCCTGGCATATTCACCAGCACTCTGCTGCCGCGAATTTTCAGCCATTCGAGGACTTGTTTAGGGTCGGTTGTTTCAAGCGGTTTGGTCATTTTTGTTTCCTTTCATTTCCAAGTTACGTCCTCTTTTACCACGTTTCATTTCATAACGTCAAGCGCAAAGTGAAATTATTTTATCTTAGATTTTACTTTACACTTACTTTGTCATTTGCTACCTTGCGAGAAAGGAGGAAGTTTTTATGTCTGATAATCACGATGCAATTTATGTGGGTGCGAAGATTCCGAAAGAACTGCACGAGCGCCTTGAGCGCGCGGCGCAAATGGATTTCCGAAGCATGTCGAAAACCTTTGTCATTTTGGTAGCGGAGGCGCTCGACGCACGGGACGCAAAGCGCGCAAGAACGAAAGCGTAGGGTGCTATGAGTATTCCGTGGTATTCATTTTATGTCGGTGACTACACCAAAAAGACGGCGCACCTGTCGCTGCTTGAGCATGGGGTTTATCGCCTGCTGATAGATCACTACATGACAACGCTGCACCCGTTGCCAAAAGAGCCGACAATTTTATACCGCATTTGCAGGGCTACATCGCCAACTGAACGCAAATCCGTGTTAAAAATCGTGCATGAATTTTTCACTTTGGTTGGCGAATTTTACCACAACGATAGATGCGACGCAGAGGTTGCTAAGTGCTTGGAATATAGCGGTTCACAATCTGCCAAGGCAAAGCTGCGGCACAGCCGTGGCAAGTCTGGGGCAGATGCCGCAGCAGTGCCACGCGCGCGCGATACCACAACCACAGTAGTAGTAGATAAATCTACTCCTACCCCCCAAAAGCCAAAAACCGACCCGACCGAGTTCGAAGATTTTTGGAACAGGTGGGAACCGTTCGAGATGACCAAAGGCTCGAAACAGGACGCACTGAAATCTTACACCAAAGCCCGAAAGGAAACCGACCATGCCACACTTGTCCGAACTTCTGCCCAGTACGCTGCGAACTGTCGCCGACTCGGTTGCAAAACCAAACACGCCTCCACCTGGCTCAATGGTCGTGGCTGGGAATCCGACGACGCAACTGGAGAGGTCACGAATCAATGGTCAAATGGACACGGCCAAGGCGCACGAAATAGCAAGCCGACTGCGTATGAACTCGCTATGGCGGATAGAACGCACCGAGGAGGAACGGGCATTATTGAAAGCCTTATTGAAGGAATCACTAACCCCAACGAACCATAAGGATGCGATCTATTGGCTCACCCGATTCACAAAGCATTTCCCATCGAAAGACCCAGAGCGCGATGCCATAATCATCGGCGATCTGGCGAGTGAGTTCGAAGCGAAAAAATACCCCATCGGCGCAGTCATCAACGCCTTGCACGAGATGATGCTGGAAGGTACAATCGAAAACCCGTGGATGCCACCCAGCGGCGCTATCGTCACGAGAGTTCGGAACAAGGCCAACTCCTACGCATCAATTTACAATAGGGAATCTAAGCAATGAACTATGAATCCGATAAAGATGAGGCACAGGTAGCGGATAAGGGCAAGAAACGCTCCAGTGGTCAAAAAAACGGTACTGGCGACCCATCCGAACGGTCGAGCGATACCCCAGCGGATGCTCCGTACCGAAATGACCCCAGACACGTCACCCCTTTTGCCATCCCGATTGAGGCACTGGACATAACACCACAACAGATCAGATTCGTGGAGGCTTACCTTGTATCGAGTAACGGAACGGAAGCAGCAAAAACAGCAGGTTACGCCGAGAATAGCGCAGCAGAACAGGCGAGCCATCTGTTAAACAATCCCAAGGTTGAGTCATACATGCGCGCAAGACTTTCGCAAACAATTCAGGCGCTTGCGATAAATCCTGAGTTCATTCAGGCGGAATTGCTGGACACATACCGCAAGGCGAAGGAGCCGATACCGATCTATGACCGCGAGGGAATGTTCACGGGGGAATACCAGTTCGACGGGCGCACGGCGGTGGCGGCGCTGGGCTTGCTGGCGAAGATTCGGGGGATGCTGGACAAGGTGGACGGGCGCAGCCAGATCACGGCGCATGTGGCCATCACCATCGGCCAGTACAACAAGGAGGCGGCGCAGCGGCTTTGCGAGGCGGTTGGCATCGAGGTTCCGCGCGATGGAGTGTTGCCACGGGTCGAGGGCTTCCCGCGCAGCGCGCCGTATCAGTTCCGCAGCCCGACCGTGATTGACCAAAAACCAGAGGGGGAAAAATGACCGAGCCTTGCCCAAGCGGAAAGCGCCAGTACGCAACCGAGGCGCTTGCCCATAAGTTCCGACGATTCACAGTGAGCGGCAACATAAAGCGCGGGCGGATTGGAACGCCTGACAAAGTGCTGAACGTCTACCAGTGCAGGCGCTGCTCATTATGGCACGTCGGTCACTCTCGAATTGAGCCAAAGGTTGACGGGGAATAGCAGCCTGTGGCATTGTAAAGTTTCAGCGTTCACATTGTAAAGAAGGGGTGCAATATGGCCGATTTTCAAGAGAAATACTATGACCTGTCGTGCAAAGGATGCGGCGAGCGCATGGCTGGCATCGTCGACTACAAGGCGCGCAAGGTGTGCGAACCGTGCGGCGGCAATACCACCGAATACCACGCCGACAACCCGCTGCCTGGAGGCATGACCGACACCATGCGCAAGCAGGCGCGCGCGTGACTGGCAGCGTAAATATCAATTACAATCCGCCTGGGCCTGTGTCCGATGCGTTCATGACCTCGGCGGCATTCATTCGCGGCATCAAGGGGCCAGTGGGCAGCGGCAAAACCACTGCGGCGCTGATGGACATGCTGATGACTGGCACGTTCCAGCCAAAGGACAAGGACGGCCTGCGCCACTATCGCGGGGTTGTTATCCGCAACACATACGGCGAACTCGAAACCACGACGATCAAGTCGTTTCACATGTGGATTCCGCCCGATTATGGCTCATTCCTCAAGACTGCGCCGATTCAGCACAACTTTATCCTCAACGATGTGTCCTATGAGTTCCTGTTTCTGGCGCTCGATCGCCCCGAACACGTCAAGAAGCTGCTTTCGCTTGAGGTAACGCAGGGCTACATCAACGAGGCGCGCGAAGTTCCCAAGGCAATCCGCGATGCACTCACCGCCCGCGTCGGTCGCTACCCGAATATGATGATGGGCAATGACCTTGAGGGCTACGGCTCGCGTCGATCTGGCATCATCATGGACACGAACAGCCCCGACTCCGATCATTGGTGGGCGAAAGAGGCTGACTATCAGGACGAGGAAGGGCAGGCGCAGATCACCGCGCTAGAGAAGGAACTTGTCGAGGCGAACGTCATCACCGAAGGCACGCGCCTCGTGGAATACTTCAACCAGCCGAGCGCCGAAACCGCCGATGGCAAAATGAACCCAGATGCCGAGAACATCGAGAACCTGCCGCCTGGGTATTATGCCAAGATCAAGCTGGGCAAGTCGCAGGACTGGATTAAGGTTTATGTGCGCAACGAATACGGCTTCGTCATGGATGGCAAAGCTGTCTATCCCGAATACCGCGAGAGCCTGCACGTCATCCCAGCGGCCTATAATCCGAATTACGAACTGCATATCGGCATGGATTTCGGGCTTACTCCCGCAGCCGTCATCGCCCAGCGCCTGCCGAGCGGTCGCGTCGTCATCCTTTCCGAGGTAGTGGCGCTGCGCATGGGTGCAAAGAACTTCGCCCGCGAACTCAAGGCGCACATTGCCGAGAACTACGGGCAAACCCCGCGCATCGGCACAATCACGGGCGACCCAGCGGGCAACATCGCATCGCAAACCGACGAAACCACCGTGTTTCAGATGCTCGAATCCGAGGGCATCAAGGCGCGGCCTGCATCCACCAACGATTTCACCATCCGCCGCGAGGCCGTGGCCTCTGGCTTCTCGCAACTGGTCGACGGCCAGCCCATGCTTGGCGTTTCCGAGAAGTGCAAGGCGCTGCGCAAGGCGTGCGCGGGCGGCTACCACTTCCGCCGCGTGAAAGTGTCGAGCGACGAACGCTATGAGGACAAGCCCAATAAAAACATGCACTCCCACATCGGCGAGGCGCTGCAATACCTGATGCTTGGCGTGGGCGTGGGCAAGGAAGTCATGCTGAAACCCCAGAGCGTGCAGAATCAATACCGAAACCGACCACAATTTGCGGAGATGATGTAATGCGCTACAGTGTCAGGAAAGCCACAGTTGACGATACCGACCGCTTCATCAACATTGCCTCGATGTTCTTTAACGAATCGGACAACGCAGGCCGCGTCACGCCGCGAGCGGATAAGTTCGAAGCATTTTTCAACGCTGCGCTGTATGAACCCGACGACATCGCCATCCTGCTCGCCTTCGATCATGAAGGGCGAATCGGCGGCTACTCTATCCCCATCGTCCAGCGCGTGTTCAGCACCGAACCCATCGGCGACCTCTATCAATTCTATGTCGCGCCCGAGCATCGGCGCAGTAATTGCGCCCGTGCGCTGGTCGAGGCTACCGTGGCGCAATACGACGCATGGGGCTGCGCGATTTCGTACTCATACGCCGCGCCTGGACTGAGGGGGTCAGAAAAAAACGTGGCATTATTTCGCAACCTGTGGCAAAAGTATGGCTACAGGCAATCGGGCATCATCATGACGCGGGAGATGTAACATGGGCGGTTCTATACCAATTATCGGCGGGCTTCTCGGTGGTTTAATGGGCGATACTCCCAAGCCGCCGCCACTCACGCCAATGGTGGAAACCCCACCGCCGCCGACCGTCGACACCGCACGCGAGGCAGCCGATGCACAGGCAGCCGCCGACAAGCGCCAAGGCCGACTCTCGACCATCTTCACGCCAAGCGGCACGAGCAGCGATTTAGCCACGAATAACGCGACCACATTCAGCAAGAAGTTGCTCGGTCAGTAACCATAGGGAGGCCTGACCATGATGGACTCACGCCTGTCTGAGATTATGGCGCTGCACGAAACGATGGTGCAACAGCGCACTTACTACGAACCCGTGTGGCAGGAAATCGCCGAGCGCATCATGCCCGACGCTGCCATTTTCAACCAGACAACGGGCGGGCGCGGCCTGTCCAACATGACACCAGGCGAGAAGCGCACGCAAAAGATGTTCGATGCGACCGCCGCGCTTGCCCTACAGACCTACGGATCCGCGATGGAATCCATGCTGACCCCGCGCACGCAACGCTGGCACGGCATCGCGCACGAGGACGAGAACATCAACGAAGATCGGGAGGTGCAGGAATACTACCAGAAAGTGACTGGCATCCTGTTCACCGAACGCTACCGCCCGCAGGCCAACTTCTCGAGTCAGGCGCACGAGTGCTACATGAGCAACGGCGCATTCGGAACGGGGCCGATGTATATTGATGACATGCTGGGCGTGGGTACGCGCTACCGCGCCTGCCACCTCGCCGAAATATATCTGGCCGAGAACTTCGCGGGCATCATCGACATGGCGCACCGCGCGTTTAAGTATTCCGCACGGCAGGCTTACCAGCGTTTTGGCGACCAACTGCCCGAGAAAATCATCAAGTGCGCCAACGGCAAGGACGCGCTGCAAAACTTCAGCTTCATTCATTGCGTACGACCCAACGAGGATTTCCGCGCCAACGGTAAAAAGGGCTTCAAGTACGAATCGCTGTATATCAGCGTCGAGGAAATGAAAATCGTGCGCTCGACCGCTGGCTACCGCGCATTCCCGTATGCCTTCACCCGTGGCCTGACGCTTCCAGGCGAGGTGTATGCCCGCGGCCCCGCTTCGCTCGTGCTTCCCGACGTGAAGCAGCTAAACGAAATGGAGAAAACGAACCTCCGCATGGGGCAGCTTTCGGCTGAACCGCCTGTGCTGCTCTCGGTCGATGGCTCGCTGTCGGGCTTCAAGATGCAGAACGGTGCGCTGAACTGGGGAGGGCTGGACGAGCAGGGCAATGAGTTGGCAAAACCGTTCAAGATTGGCTCGAACCTTAACCTTACCCTCGAAATGATGAACCAGAAGCGCGAGGTCATCAACCGCGCGTTCCTCGTGACCGTGTTTCAGATTCTGGTCGACAATCCGCAGATGACCGCGACCGAAGTGCTGGAGCGT